GTTGGTTAATGACCCTGATGTGCAGGCTCAAACAAGTTGGTTTGTTAAAGGAGCATCAACACTTGCGCTAGGCGTTTTGACTAATGCGCCGCTCAGGGTAGCTGACCACCCGCCGGTCTCTCCGCCGTACTTATTCCGGCAACCGTTGCGGGCACCGTCTGTATCCTTTGTCACTATTACAGCTACAGGCCTGGCTACTGCCTCGCCAGTAATCCCGGTAGGTGGGTTCACTCAGAAGCACACGCTTGGGCCTACGAGCTACGCTGACAGTGCGCCGATTATTGGTGTTCCGCTCGCGGAGATACTCAAGCCGGTCAGCCTTGTTGATAGCTCGCCAGTCATCGGCTCGCGCAAGCTCTTTATCGAGAGCGCTTCATTTGTGCTGGGCAGCGACGTGCTCGACAAAGGGCTGACAGAGCTGCTTGCTTGCAACAAGATGTTGATTTGTCCCGATCGTCCCGCCGATTACAGCGCGGCAACGTCAACGGCATTGGGGCATAAGGACATCACGGTGTTCGGTTCGCCGGGCGCCATATCAGATGGTCGGTCGGCAACGTCGACAGCGATCACGAATGGAGTGATAGACGCTAATGGTGACGTGAACGCTTGGGCCGCTGTCGACACGAACACCTCTCGCCTGCTTGCGTCAGGTTACATCGCCACTCCGATGCACGTCGACACAACCCTAGCATGGTCGCTACCTGCGATCATCGTTCACTTACCGAGGTCGTAATGGCATGGATCAGAGAAGGTACTTGCTGCCGTTGCGGCGAATGTTGTACGGGTGATCCTAATCACCCGTCGATGGTGGGTGAGTTGAGGAAGGTCCCCGGCTATTGCCCGATGTTCGAATGGAAGCGGAAGAACAAGGAGGGCTTTTGTCGTGGGCATGTCGGCGCTGTTCCAGTGGGACAGGAGAACGCGTACTACATGAGCGGGTGTAATGTGTGGCCCACACACCCTGACTTGATCGCTGATAAACCCTCTTGCACCTATAAGTTCCATTGGGTTGATTGATGGCCGCGCTTACTTTCTATCTTAAGGACGCTGTTGCAGGGCCTGCTGGCAACGGTTCGTTGCAGGATGGAGGTACTGCGCCGACTGCTGCCACGATAGCCACTGGGTGGAAGCCGGGCAAGACGGCTACCGCTAACTTCGCGTTGATGGACTATGGCAAGGAGAACGGTACGTTCTCCACAACGGAGCCATCATCGGCGCCTGGCGCTGCGGGGTTGCAGGATTGCTGGCGAACTGAGAACACGTACACGGGTACGTTTGCGAGCGCTGCTTGGGCGTTCCACTTCATTCTTCGTTCGGTTAGCAACACGTCGTCACAGGCTGGGCGCGTCAAGTTCAAGTTGTGGCGCGGCACGCAAGCCGATATGTCGGACGCCACCCAGATAGGCTCCGGCTGGCAATCGTGTTCGATCATCACGCTCGCGTCAGGCTCCGACAGCGACTCGAGCAACACGACGTTCAATCCTGGCGCGTTTAGTTTGAATAACGAGTACCTGTTCGTTCAGTGCGAATGGGAAATCACGACACAGGGTGGTAACACTAACGCCGACGCGGACTTCCGTGTTGGTTCGAATTGTGCGATCACGACATCTAGCTTTACTGTCGTCAACGCACTTACAGGAAATAGTTTAGCTGTTGGGTCGCCTGTTCTCGGCACACCCAACGTCGTCAACACAGTTGCAACAAGCCTTGCTGTTGGTTCACCTGTACTCGGTTCTGTCGAGTTGCGGAAGGTGCTACCACCGACAGGCTTCGCCGTGGGCGCGCCTGTTATAGGCACGTCGTCGGTCGTCATTGTGACGGTGCTGACGCCTGTTGGTTACTCGACCGCGTCGCCGTACCAAGAGACAAGGCCGTCGCTGACGCTCGGCGCTGCCTCGTCAGGCACTGATCTGACAGCGACGAACCTCACCGTTGGTTCGCCTGTCATTGGCGCAGGGACGATGGCGGTCATCGTCAACGCGACAGCAACGAACCTCACTGTCAGTTCGCCGGTCATTGGCGCTGCACAGGGTGGTTACAACATCACGGCGACAGCGCTCACCGTATCGGTGCCCGTCATAGGCACGAGCGCGATCACGCAGACGCACGTGTTGCCTGGCGCGTCGTTGATTGTATCGTCACCTGTCCTTGGCTCGGTTGAGTTGAGGAAGACGCTGACGGCAACAGGCTTCTCGGTTGGCGTACCTGTGTTCGGTACCCCCGAGGCGATCAATACGGTAGCGGTCAGCCTTGCTGTGTCGTCGCCGGTGCTTGGGTCACCGGCACTTGTCAAGGTATTGAGCGCAGCGAGCCTGACTGTTTCGTCGCCTGTCATTGGTACAGGCACGCTCACTCAGGCGCACGTGCTCGCGCCCGTGGGTATCACAACGTCGTCGCCGGTCATTGGGTCGAGCACTGTTGTCATCATTGTTCCGATGACGACGACAGGCATCACTGACTCTGTGCCTGCGTTCACTGTTCCTGGCATTGGTCAAGGGCACGTCATCTCTGGCGCGCACCTGATCACAGGGCCTCCGGTTGAAGACAGCCCGCCGATAGGACAGGTGCACGTCCTGTCCCCGAGTGCACTTGTCCTATCGTCGCCGGTCATAGATGCTGCGACCACCTCTGGTGCGACGAACTTTACCGCTGTCAACCTTACTGTCGGTTCGCCGGTCATTGGCGCTGCACAGGGTGGGTACAATTTAGCGGCAACGTCGCTCGCTGTTGGTTCACCTGTAATCGGTGCAGCACAAGGCGGTTATAACCTCACAGCGACTTCACTTGCTGTTGGTGTGCCAGTCATTGGTGCTGCACAGGGAGGTTACAACCTCTCCGCCGTATCATTCGCTGATACGTCGCCTGAAATTGGTGCGCCAGCGCTTGGCAAGGTGCTGTCAGCGTTAGGCTTCGCTGTAGGCGCGCCTGTCATTGGCGCGGCACAAGGCGGGTACGCAATAACCGCCACAGCGTTGACTGTTTCGTCGCCTGTCATCGGCGCGTCAACGATAGCAGTCACGGTCAACGCTGTTGCGATTGATCTTATCGTTGCGTCGCCTGTGTTCACGTTGCCGGAGCTGTCGATTAACTTCTGGCTCCATGATCACGTGCGCGACGCTGGCCTCGACGTGTTGCGTACCGAGGCTGACAAGATCATCGTGTGCTCGGCACCGCCGACGACGTACGCGGAAGCGGTCAGCTTCCAATTGGGTGAGCATAGCAACGTCTTCGGCACGCCACAGACCGAGACGGGCATTGGACGAAAGATATCGTCAGCTGCCATCGAGGACGGGACGACGACGTCTGTTGGTACAGTGCATCGTTGGGCTGTCATCGATACGGTGAACTCGCGCCTGCTCGCGCATGGCGATCTAACTGGCGACGCTGCCACTGCTGATGGTATCGCCTGGACGCTCGATCCCATAACGATCGTGCAGCCGGGAGTCTGATCATGGCAATCACGATCAGACAAACAGTTTCAGGCGCTGGCTCGACAGCGGGCGCTAACGTCACGATCTCTTGGACGTCAGGTAGCGTTCAAGCCGGCGACATCGCCTACATATTTGGCGGCTTTGGTACAGCGGGTGCGAACAACCCGGGTATACAGACCGCCGGTTACACGAATATTTACGCCGACAACGCTACGGCGACGCGTCGCTTTGGTGTGTGGCGTAAAACGTTGACAGCGGGTGAAGCTGGGCCGACATGCCTTGGTTCAGGTACTGCTGGTGATGGCGTTGTCTACGGCGCAATCATCGTTGCTGGCGCTGCGGGTGGTGAAGACGTTGCGGTTGTAGCAGCGAACGGCTCGAGCACGAACCCGAATCCGCCAGCGATCATTCCAAACCGCAATGCCGATTGCATATTGATCGCGGCGTGTAGCGCTGTCTCTGACACGTCGAAGGGCACTGTCACAAACTATACGCTCGGTGACGGCAACGCCAATGCGACGCGCCCATACAGTTGCGGTTATGGCTCGCGTATTCTGACGACGGGTGCAGGTGCTTCGGAAGATCCTGCCGCATGGTCGGCATGGTCGACAGGCGCGTGGCGTGCTGTCACGATCGCAGTCGTTTCATCGGGTGCAAGTCAACCGACGAACCTCACTGTTGGGTCGCCCGTCATCGGCACGCCCCTTATGGGGCCGAATGTTTACTACGTTGCTAATTCAGGTTCTGATAGCAACAACGGTCTTAGCTCGGGCGCTCCTTGGCAGACGTTGAACAAGGTCAATAACACCGCCTTTAATCCAGGCGATGTGATCTTATTCAATCGTGGCGACACGTGGGCAGAGACAGCGGGTCTTGTCCCGTCGTCAGACGGCACTGCTGGTCATCTTGTCGGCTATAGTGCGTACGGCACGGGCGCGAAGCCGATCATCGACTCGGTTAACATTACTGGCACGCGTTACTGCGTTTACATCGTCAAGGCTTACGTTGCCATTGACAACCTTGAGCTTAAGAACGCAACGGGTACGCTCGGTGCAGTTGTCCTTACGGGTAGTGGAGCTTCGCATCACGTCACGGTGTCGAATTGCGACATCCACGACAGCAACGCTGGCTTGCTGGTTTTTACTGACGCTGGTGCGAACAACCAGTTCTTAAGCAATAAGCTCTACAACAACGTGTGGGGCTTCCACGCCTACATTAACTCGGCGTGTACTGCTGGCAATGAGAACATAGTCAGTCAGAATGAGGTGTACGGCAACACTGCCAGCCCGATCCTCATCCGGGCGAACTATCACATCGTTCAGTACAACTATGTTCACAACAACCATTCGGCCGAAGAGTCGATTGGTATTCACTGTTTCACCGGCTTCACTGGTGATACCGATAACGATGGCGTGGGCAACCACAACATCATTCGGTACAATTACGTCGTCGATCAAACAGGCACGACGTTCGACGGTGGCGGCATTGGCCTTGATCGCTTCTGCGATCAGTGTGAAATCTACGGTAACATCGTCACGGGCTGTCGATCGTATGGCATCTCGGTCTATGACGACGCTGACGCGAAGGTCTACAACAACACGACCTACGGCAACGTTGTAGACACAGCGCTCGACGCTAACGCGATTGGTGAGTTCCACGTTGTCGCGACCGCGAGCGGGAGCGTCACGAACCTGATCGTTGCGAACAACATCTTCGTTGCCACTCGTTCGGCGGTTCGAGCAATCAACCTCGACTCGAATACAAACGCCAACACGAACGTCACTAGCCGCAACAACATTTTCTACAACACGGCGAGCGCGACGTGGTATCAACTCGCTGGCGTTGATGGTAGCAGCATCTCGACGTGGAACGCGAACACGTTCGCAGACAACGATCAAAATGCTAATCCGTTGCTTGCTGATGTTGCTAATGGTAAATTCTGGCCGTCGGGCGCATCACCGGCATATGCCAGTGGCCTCGTAACTTACATTGCAACGGCTGTGTTGGCGCAGTCGTCGACGATACCGACATTTGTTGCTCTGAACTTAGACTCCCGGCTTGATGTCGGCGCGTACTTGACGGGCATGGTCGGCACCAACATCGCAGTTGGTGCGCCTGTTATTGGCGCTGGAACGTTCAAGCAAGCACACGCGTTCACAACATCGCTGACTATTTCGTCGCCGGTCATAGGTACGGGTACGTTCGCTCAAAAACACGTGCTCGCCCCAACGGGTTTCGCTGTTGGATCGCCTGTCATCGGAGCGGGCACGCTGACGCAAAATAGCGTCGCGGTCGCGCTAAAGATCGGTGACATGCGACCGTCACGGCTCAGCACCGCCGTGTCGCTGATATGCGCCGACAACTTCGGCTCTTGGGTTGATACGCCGGGCACGGGCTACGTTGAAGGTTATGTTTTCGTCCCGTCTGACGCGGCGGACGACCTTGTTATCTCAATCGACGCCGAATGGTATGACGGCACGTCCAACCCGGCATACTACAGCGGTGGTGATTGGATGGCCTTCGTCGGCATCCAGCCGACGGGTGCGGTCATCGTTGCGGTTGGTACGGCAGCGACAGAAGCCGGTACCCCAAGCACAGATAGGACTTGGCAGAACCTTTCGCTTAGTGCTGCATTAACTAAAGGCGGTTGGTACAGGATACGAGTGACCGCCAACTATGCAACGCGGCACTTTGTAAGTTTACAGGTTGAAGGCACCGGGCTCAACGACAACATCGATCTGAGCGCGTACCGATTGGACTACCCGAACTATATGCCCTTCGATAAGCGGGCGTTCGGTGCGTTCCTCGGCGCGATGCGGGTGCGCGACTTCGTGAGTAATCCTGGCGGCAACACGCAGTTGCTGTGGGACGACGTGACCGCGAAGATGGGCACGACGACGTTACTCACGGCAGGCTTCGAAGGCATCACAACAATTGGTGCGCAGCCCTTGTCTGGCCCGCCGATTGTTACCGCTAACTACGGTTATGGTACTTGGTATCAGGAACGTAGCGAAGCGTTGGTCGCGGGTGGCAATGTTGGGGCGCTTGCTCGTACTGGTTCTTACGTACTCTTCGTAGACGCCACTATTGCCGAATTGCTGGTTGGTAGCCCGGTCATCGGCGCGCCTGCGCTTGTTAAGACCTTGACGGCAACTGGGTTTGCTGTTGGTGCGCCTGTTATCGGTTCGCCTACGCTTGTCAAGGTTTTGTCTGCGACCTCACTTGCTGTCGGCGCGCCTGTTATTGGACAGGGTGCTTTAGTTAAAGTGTTATCTGCGACCTCGCTCGCGGTCGGCTCGCCAGTGATTGGCGCACCTGTTATGGGTGGTGCTGCAATCGATCTCACCGCTTCGAGCGTGACGGTCGGCGCAGCATACCTTTCGACCGTGCCAGACTTTGGGTTGTCAGGCGCCACGAGCCTGCACGCTGTCAACCTCACGGTTAGTTCGCCAGTCATTGGCGTTGGCACGATCACGCAAAAGCATGTCCTCGTTGCCGTCAACGTTGACGACAGCGCGCCGACGTTTAGTTCTGTCACGCTTGGCCCGACGCCTGTTGGTATAAATGTTGGCTCACCAGTCATTGGTACGCCAGCGCCCGGCTTCAACCTGACTGCGCCGTCGGTTACTGATAGTTCGCCGGTCATTGGTGCGGCACAAGGCGGATACAATTTAACCGCCACAAACCTCACTACGTCGTCGCCTGTTATTGGCGCGGCCAAAGGCGGTTACAACATTACCGCCACGTCGCTTGCTGTCAGCGCCCCGGTTATTGGCGCAGGCGTGCTCGCGCAAACACACGTTCTTACCGCCACGTCGCTGACTGTTTCGTCGCCTGTCATTGGCACGAGCAGTATGACGGGCGCGACATCGCTGACCGCCGTTGACTTGGTCGTCGGGTCGCCTGTCATTAGTTCAGGCACGATCGCGCAAGCCCACGTCCTTGCTGCCGTATCATTCGCTGATACGTCGCCTGTGTTTGGTACACCAGCGCTTGGCAAAGTGCTTAGTGCGCTGGGTATCGACGTTGGTTCGCTTGTCATTGGTGCACCAGCACTTGGCAAGGTGCTTGCTGCCACGAACCTTATCGTCAGCTCGCCGGTAATTGGCGCGTCGACGATTGGTCAGGTTCTGAGCGCTGTTACGCTTGCCGATAGTTCGCCTGTCATTGGTACAGGCGTGCTCGCGCAAAAGCATGTGTTGAGCGCAACCTCGTTTGACGACTCGTCGCCTGAAATCGGCATGAGTAGCATGACGGGGGCGGTTGGGCTCACCGCTGTTGCGCTTGTCGTTTCGTCGCCAGTGCTGGGCTCGCGTCCGATCACGCAGACGCATGTGCTCACGCCGATTGGTTTTGCCACGGCCTCGCCCGTCGTCAACGCGTCGAACGTCGTCAGCACTGTTCCTGTTGCGCTTGTCGTTTCGTCGCCTGTCATAGGCGAAGGCTCGCTCGCGCAAAAGCATATACTGACGCCTGTCGGGTTCACGACCACAGCGCCGGTGATTGACGCTGGGCAGTTGGGTCAGACAGGTGTGATGGCGGCGATTAGTATCGCTGTCACAGCGCCGTCGATCGGTGTTGGTTCGTTCGCTGCCATCTCTCATCTGACAGCGTCAAGCCTTGCCGTCACAGCGCCGTCGATTGGTGTTGGTGCGTATGGGCGCGTTATTCACGCCCAAAGCAAGGTTACGAATAGTCCTGAGTTTGGCACGCCCGAACTCGTTGCTGTCGCACATCCGACAGCGCAAAGCTTGACGACAAGTGCGCCCGTCATCGGCACGCCAGCAATGGTTGGCGTTGTCAAGTTGACAAGCGTCAACGTTGCGGTTAGCGCGCCGACGATTGGTACGGCAACGGCGCACGTCATCGTCAGGATGTTGACGGCTGACTTGAACGTTGACACGCCCGACATCGGCCTCGGATCGATGATCGGCGGTGTCAATTTGACGGCGGTTGATGTCATCGGTGGCACGCCAGTCATCGGGCAGCGCGCGCTTAACGTCATCGTTAACGCGACAGCGCCGACGCTTGCGACGGGCTCGCCCGTCATTGGTGCACCGGCGCTTGTTCGTGTCGTTCACTTCACGGCGCCTAACTTCGAAACGGCGAACCCGTTCCGTGGTGTTGGTGTCCTGCATCAGCATCAAATACTGTCGGCTTCGAACCTGACAGTGACGCACCCCTTCTTCGGCCTTGCGACGATAGGCATCGAAGGGGTGATGCAGGCTGTCCCGATCGAAACGGGGTTGCCGTTCATAGGTGTCGGCACATTCGCGCAGGTGCATGCGTTCTCTACGACGTTTACCGTCGGTGCACCAACGATCGGTACGCCAGCGTTCCTGGCGAAAGCGAACTTTGTAGCGCCGAGTAGGGTTCAATCGAACCCTGAAATCGGCGTTGGTTATTTCGGACGTAACATCACGCCCGCATCGCTCGTAACGAGCGCGCCCTCGATTGGCGTGCCTACGATGCGAACAATGGTGCAAGTTAGCGCCCCTCCGTTCGCAGTAGGCACGCCATCGATTGGCGTGGGCCAGATACAGGTCCGGGTGCGGCTTGTGCCGCGTTCGCTAGAGGTCGCAGTACCCGCGCTGGGAGCGCCTGCGCTCGTATCGCACTACCCTGTGCCATTGACGACAGGCGCGCCAGTCCTTGGCGCTCCTTCCTTGGCCCAGACGCATCGCTTGTCGGCTCAAGCAGTGCTCCTCGAGCGGCCCACGATCGGTCGCCCAAAGATCGCTGTCCGGGTAGTCCTGCACGCGCAAGGATTAACCGTAGGCGCGCCCGATATCCAAGTGCCGGGCGTCGCTGGCGCACCGACAGCGGCATGGGATGGCAGGGTCCTCATTCCCGAATGGGTGGGGCATGCTGACGAGTTAGAGGTTATCGTAGGGCGCGCCGACGAGGCACCTGATTGGGTAGGGCGCGCGAGCGCTGTAGTTGAGTTTGACGCTCGCAACGAACCACCCCTATTCACTGGGAGAAGAGCAGCGTGACATCAACCCATTCACTCGTGAACGTGTACCAGTCCGCGCGCTGGGAGTTCCACATCAAGTTTTATGAAGCGAGCGGTGCCGTGATGGATATCGCGAGCAAGACAGTTGAGTGGGCTTTGCTCGATAAGAACCAACTCCCTGTTCTAAACCAGCCCGGCGATGTAACGATCACGAAAACCGACCCCGCAGGTGGCCTCGCTTCTATCGTCGTATCAGCGGCGAAGACAGCATCAGTGCCCGTTGGGCGATACACCGATTTCAGTCGCATCAATGGCGAGGAGATCATGTCAACTGGACAGATCGTCGTCGCCAAGAGTCCATTCGGGACAATGCTTGCTGCGCTTGCATACGCTGTGGGCGCTCCCGTCATCGGTACACCGGCTCTCACGAGCCCGTAAGAAAGGACACGCTCATGCCCTATGGCAACACAAAGGAACTCGGCAAGGGCAAGGAAGGTTTGCCCGAGGGTGCCAAGAAGATTTTCGTTGCCGCCTTCAATGCAGCTTACAAGCAGTCGCAGAGCGAGTCGCGCGCGAGCGCGATCGCCTGGTCTGCCGTCAAGAAGAAGTACAAAAAGGAAGGCGAGAAGTGGGTAGCGAAGGACTCCGCCGAGATCAACGACGCTGAGTTCGACTTTGAGCAGGCGATGGAGCTCGAGGACGCTGCAACCCTTCAACTGACGAAAGACGGTTACCTGATTGCCACGCCGCGCATCGCGCGTACCGGCATTCAAATTTACCGTGGGTGGGAGGTAGGTGACGAACGCGACGAGATTCGCGTGTACCGTCCCGACACCGAGGTGTTTCACATCGACTCGATGAAAGCCCTCGCCCACAAGCCTGTCACGCTGCATCACCCTCCGACAATGGTCGACAGTTCGAACTGGCGTGAGTACACAGTCGGCCTGATCGGTGGTGAGATCGCGCGTGATGGCGACTTTATTCGTGTACCCATGACTATCATGGATCAGGCTGCGGTCGATGCCATCAGGAAGGGCACGGCGCAATTATCAGTAGGCTACACGTCAGGCCTGAAATGGGAACAAGGGACAGCGCCGGATGGTCAGATGTATGACGCTGTTCAACACGACATCAGAGCTAACCACGTTGCGGTCGTCGATCGTGCTCGTGGTGGAAACAAGTTAGCCATCGGTGACGACACCGATGAAACTGATCCAGAGGCCCGCGCATCTGAGCGTCAAGCGGCGGCCATGGACGAGTCTAATGCTGGCGGCAAGGCCGCTGATGACGCTCGTAAGTCCAACTTCGGCAGAAAGGAGAACCCTATGGCCGATACTCAAAACGTCAACCTCCGCCCGATGGTTATCGATGGCGTGAGTGCAGATGTGCCGGAACTCTCGGCGCAGCTCGTCACCCGCGCTCTCGAGGATCGGGAGAAGAAGATCAACGCGCTCGAGGCACAGGTGAAGCAGCAGAACGACGCGGCTTCGCAGTCCCTGTCCGACCAGCGCAAGTTGATCGATCAGAAGGATGGTGAGATCACCGCCCTCAAGCGCGAGCTTGCGGAGAAGGAACTCACCCCGGCGAAGCTCGACAAGCTCGTGCGCGATCGCCTCGACATCGTTCAGAAGGCAACTGCCATCATGGGCGACAAGTACGTGTGCGATGGTCGTACGGACATCGAGATCAAGCGTGCCGTCGTGTCCGCCCGCTATGGCGAGCAGATCGCGAAGAGCCTGTCCGATGATGGCGTCACCGGCGCATTCATTGCGCTGACTGCCGACAACAACAAGGGCAGCGACCCGCTCGCGAAGGCGCTTGGCGATGCGACGACGAGCAATCGTCCGGCCCACAGCTCGATGGATGCAGCGGCGCAGGCTTATGCCGACCGCACCAAGCGCATGCAGAATGCTTGGCGGGGTGACAGCGCGGCGAAGTAACGCCGCGTTACCCTCCATCTTAATGTTCACCATTCGTTGAAAGGAGGGCAAACATGCCCGCAGTTCAAACGACCTACTCGACCGGCATTCGCGCCGGTTTGGAAGGAATGATCGCCACTGAGTGGGGCGTCGACCGCAAGGTTGAGAGCCGCATCGTGGAGGGCACGGCAGGTATCGGCTTTGGCCGAGTCGTGTCCAAGGGCACGGGCCACAAGGGTGCCGTGCTCGGTGGTGCGATTGCCGATGTGCTTGGCGTGTCTGTGCGCGACGTGACACTCGTCGCACAGGCGGGTCAGACCGTCGACAAGTACCAGAACAAGGACAACATGGGCGTCCTGAATGAAGGCGACATGTGGGTTCAGGTCAACTCGGCAGTGACGGAAGGCGCAGTTGTGACCTACCTCGCCGCTGATGGGACGTTCGCTCCGGCTACCGGCGTGAACATTCCTGGAAGTCGTTGGCTTACGTCCGCTGCTTCTGGCGCTCTCGCTGTGGCGCGCTTCACGCGCTCCTACCACACCACGTAACCGTGATGCCTGGAACGGCGTAGCAAAAGGAGATCACGCAATGCAATATTTCAATGTCGACGCCCAGGCAGCCCTTAGCTTCCTGGTGCAGCAGGCTTCGGTTATTGAGGCTCAGGTGTACCGTATTCAGTACCCTGAGATTCAGTACCACAGCCTCGTGCCGATCGACGCGTCTGGCGGTGATTGGGTCAAATCGAAGACCTTCTTCTCGCTCGACAAGGTCGGACAGGCCGATTGGTTGCATCATCAGGCTTCCGACATCCGTCACGCGGACGTCGAGAAGGCGAAGTTCGAGAAGACCATCGAGCTGGCAGGCATCGGTTATCGCTACACTCTGGAAGAGTTGGGACAGGCCATGATGGCAAACATCCCGCTCTCCGCGGAGAAAGCGGAAGCCGCGTCTCGTGCAGCCGAGGAATTCCTCGACAACCTCGCACTCCGTGGTGATACGACGAAGGGATACGAAGGGCTTATCAACAGCTCGCTCGTTACCCGTGTCGACGCAATCAACGACGGCACGTCCTCGTCTCGCAACTGGTCGGCGAAGACGCCAGATCAGATCATGCGCGACATCAACACGACCGCGCTGACGGCGATCTATTCGGGCACGAACAACATCGAGATGGCGAATACGATCCTAATTTCGCCGACCAACTTCTCGCTGTTGGCAACCACTCGCTTGACGACCTACAGCGACGTGACCGTGCTCGATTGGCTCAAGAACTACAACACCTACACCGCCACGACGGGCCAGGCCCTGACGGTGCGTGCGGTGCGTGGGCTTGAAACGGCAGGAACGGGTTCGACCCAGCGGATGATTGCTTATCGCAATGACCCGCAGATCCTGAAGTTCCATCTGCCGATGCCGCATCGGTTCCTGCCCGTGTGGCAGACCGGCCCGATCGCATTCGATGTCCCCGGCATCTTCCGCACCGGCGGCCTCGAAATCCGTCGCCCGGGTTCGATGATCTACCTCGACCAGATCTAAGTCGGTCTGATCGAGTTGAACTTTCTTGTGATCCTTTCTGGATAAGGAGGAAATACACCATGGCCAAAGTCGAGAAGACGAAGGTCACTGTTCGTAACCGCAGCGAAGCCCGCACGTACCTCACGGACGTCGACGGCAGCGCCCACGAGTTTCAACCCGGCGAAACCAAGGAGATCGAAGTCTCTGAGGTGACGGCGGAGGAGCTCGAGGAGCGGAGCGAGAAGGAAGACGATTGCTTCGAGCTGACGACCAAAGCCGCTGCCAAGAAGGAAGCGGCCAAGGTCGAGAAGCTCGAGGACGAGGCCGATAAGGCGCAAGCGAAAGCCGATGCCGCGAAGGCAAAGGCAGCTGGCGTGAAGTAACGGCAATCTTAGAGGAGGCTTACATGGCGAAGACAGATAAAGTTACGTTAACCATCCGCAGCCTGTCACGTGGCCCGGCTCCCCGGTACATCACAGATGCGGATGGTGCTATCTTTAAGGTCGAGCCGGGCGAGACGTTGGAAATCAAAGTCACGCCCGCGCTCGCTCAAGAGCTGAAAGATTGGACCGACGCGAAGCGCGGCGACATCGAGGTTGTCTCCGGCGGAAGCGTGTCCCAACAAGCGATCGACGAACAAAACGAGCAAGCGTCGGAAGCGGTCAAGAAAGCTCTGGCACCTCCTTCAACGGAGGAGATAGAAGAGTTGAAGAAGCGCGCGACACCCGCTCACCACCTCATGCGGCAACCGGCTCCGCTGGCAACGCCCCACGTCGACGAAGCGTTGCAGAAGCCTGTGAAGCCAACCGCTCGGCGCGTGCCGAAACGGGGGCCGAAACACCAGTGAGGTGAGCGATGGCCTACACCGAACCGACACCAGCGGACTTGAAGGAGCGCTTTCCTGAGTTCGCTGACAGTGCTGATGAAACCATCCAACCGTTCATTGCTGCCGCAGCGATCTGGCTCGACACGATCCAGTGGACCGAGACAGACTACTTCTACGGTATCATGTACCTCGCCGCCCATTATCTTTCACTGTATCAAAAGGCGTTGGCGGCGAGTGGCGGATCGGGTGGTGGAGGTGGTAGTGTTGGTAGCGACACCGTGTCGACGTACCTGTCCGACATCAAGTTCGAGGACTTCCAAGTTCAGTTTCGTTCGGGGTCCTCGTCGGCACAGAAATCGTCGTCATCGTCTGACGCTGCCGGGTCGTCGGCAAGTTCGGTGTTGGGCTTGACGTTGTACGGACTACTCTTCGCACAACTACGTGACAGAAACATTCCAAAGTTCGCCGTGCTCGGCGCACCTGGAGGGTTTTTCCTGCCATGAGTTTAGCAGCGTGGTTGGCACAAGTACGGCAGGCATTGAACACGGTCGACGCTCAGTTCGGTGAGCCCGTGACGTTGATGCCTTGGAGCAAAGGCGGGTTCGACGAAGCGGGTCCTGACACGACCCGTCCCGTCGTTGGTCCCGTTCTTGCCATATTCAAAACGACGCGAGCAATGCCCGCGAACGTCGCGCCGAATATGGAAACGCGTTTCGCACAAAGTGACGCCTACATCTCGATTAACGAGGAGCACCTCGTCGAGTGTGACTTCACGCAAGGCGATCGCGTTGAACTAACGAACCCTCGCGCGGATCAACCGTCGGGTGTTTATGAGTGCAACTTCGTGTCGCATACGCCCGTCAAGCGCTCGCGTGTGTTCCTCATTCGTATCAAGGAGGCTACGTGAGCATTGTTCGGGCTGTCATTCGTCAAGCCGCTGTTGCGGCGTTGCTAGAGAGAACGTGGGCGGAAGCTCGCGTGTTCGACAGCGACAATAGGCCATTGATTGAAGCGCTCCAGCCCGATGGGCAGGGACGACCATACATTGTGGTCTTCACTGACGCTGACAACCACGTCGACGTTACCGACGGGGTGTACTCGTCAACACGTAACCTCCAACTCACGCTCGAGATGGGTGTTGCGTCAGCGATGCTGGTTAAGGGAAGCGATAACGTTCAAATCAACTTTCCGAACACAGACAAGGCGATGGAGCTTGGGCTCGACATCTTACACGCTCAGGCGATGGCAGCGTTGTTTGGTGATGCGCAGAGTGCGTTTGGCGAACTCATTCGCGACCTCAGCATCAAGATCATTCGCATCACGTCGCCACGTGGCGGTAGAACGGAGAAGGGCCTGCGTTATGCCGCGCGTCAAGTGACGGCAACGCTTGACGTTGTGTCCGATCCTCCGCCTGGCGTTGTGTTCCCCGAAACGCATCCGATCAATCGGTTCCTCAAGATGGCGCAGGACAAGAACATTCCTGGCGTCGTCGACGCGTCAGAGTTGCTGCAAAGCGTACTCGGTCACACGACGTATCCATCATGGCAGGTAGCGCAGCAATGGTTAGGCATGAGGAAGGCTGGCATTAGGAGCATCGGTTTGGCACCTCTCACTGACATGGCTCCTGGTGCGGCGCTATGGGGTGGAGAGATCAACGCTGACATCACGGCAACCAGCGGTGAAGGGCCCACGGCGTTGAAAGTGACGCTCGATGATCAAACGACGCCTAACGCCGCTGACACCGACGTGGTGCCACCTCCCGAGCCCCCGGACCCTGCCGACCCGCTTGACGAGGCGCCGCATGACAGTTGGCCTCGTTTCCCGCCGGAGGATCAGAAGACATTGGGTGACTAATGGCGATCCAAATCGTCGTCGACCCATCGGAGCTGCTAAAGTTCATCGGTAAGCTCGACCGCACACCGCAGGAACTCGAGCGTATGTTGCGCGATACGGTGAACGAGGTTGGCGATGAAATGTACGACGAACTTGTCCGCGTGTTGATCCAAGAGACGGGGTTCACCCCGTCGGCGGCAGGCAAGTTCATCACGGTGTCGCGCGCTACGCTTGGTGATCAAACGTACGAGATGACGATCAAGCAAGGCGTGATGGAGGATGAACTAACACGACGCGGCCCGACGCGTGACTTTCAGAAGAGGGCCGAAGGCGTATTCAATCAGGATATGCTCGTGAACGTGATCACGGCGCAAGATGGTGCCGTGTGCCCAATTTGCGAGCGCATATCTGAGGAAGGGCCGTACACGATTGAGGAAACGCGGCACTTGCGCGACGTGCACCCGCACTTCCTGAACCGTGATTTGAACTGCCGCTGCGCTCTCACCCCGTTCAAACCGCAGGGGCGTGAGTCGATCAGTCAGAAGACTGGCGACGTGAAAGGAGTTCAATTCAACCCGCACGCGTTGCGTACGCTCGCTGATCGTGTCGCCGCACGCGTTGGTATAGCGTTCAACATCATCAAGGCATGAGCACATGGCATCTGACTATCAACGCTTGATCCAAGAGGTCATGAACATGAAGAGCCAGCTTGGCAGCATGTTCAGGATGGGCACTGTCAAAGAGGTGAAGGGCGACATGCTACGCCTTAACTTCGGCAATGGTCCTGATGGCAAGCCTGTCATCGGACCGTGGGTGCCGAATGGTCAGTTCTATGGGCAAGCGAAAGGACGTCCTCCGTTCTCTGACAGCGCTGGGCAATCAGGAGGAGGTGGGCAAAGTGGTGGCGGCGGTGAAAGCGGTCAAGGTCAGGGCGGTCAACAGAACGTGTTGTTCATTTGCCCCTTCGGCGATCCTCACCAAGGCGTCGTCATGCCGATGTCGCCAAACAAAAATCACGGGCCGCCCGATCACGCTAACGAAAGTGGGAAGGACGAATACCCTGAGCAGATGGGCCCGATGCGCAAGAGTTGGGGCTTCGACTCACAACAAAGCGGGCAGCAAGGTGGTCAACAAGGAGGCGGTCAATCGGGTGGTTCGTCAGGTGGTTCGTCAGGTGGTGGCGGACAACAAGATGATTACGGCTTCGACTATTGGTTTGAAGACGCTGAGAACAAGCAATGGTCTGATCCGCGCGACGGCGGCGGGAGTTCTGGCGGCGGTGAAAGCTCTAGCGGCGGACAGCAAGGACAAGGTGGGGGACAGCGCAAGGTCGGCGGTGAAAAAGCGAAGATGAAGTTTCGCTTGCACAGCAAGAATGGGTTCACAGCACGCGTCGGTAAAGAGGTGCAAATTCGTGCACACGAAGACGGCACGAAGATGACCGCTGGCGAAAACAATTACTACGACATTAGTAAGGAAGGCAATATCAACATGAAGTGCGAGAAGGAGTTCGTCAGCGAGGCGAAGGAAAAATATTGGGTCAAGTCGAAGCTACCTTTCGTCAGCACTCCATGGCAGATCAAGTCAAAAGATCCTGAAGCCAAGGTAAAGAACGACGACCAATAGAGGAGGTTCAGATGGCGAGGCGTCCCGTAATGCCGCCCAAGGCGGCGATCAAGAAGTTTTACATTTACGACCCAGGCGTGAAGACAGAGATCGGCACGTTTCGGGTCAAGACGGAGGCTGACGGTCGGAAGGTTGTTTTCATGACCGATGGTCAAGCATCGCATTGGTTAGTCAACGGTTCGATCGGCAAGGTACCGCTCGATCAAGTAGCGGGGTCGCAACGTGCGATGCTGCATCAACAATCAGGTGGTCGTATCCCACGTGCTGATGGACGGCGCACAAAACTTGTACGCAACGCAATCCAAGACCCGAACACGATGGCAGCTGCTCTCACCGAGGGCTTTCACCCAGCGACGGGTACGCGTGTCACGACTGATAACGATCGAGCACGCGATCAAGAGCAGATGCGTCGTCGACGTGGTAAAGTAACGATTGAAGGACTGCGATGACAAGCCCGCAATGGTTCGACTCACGAACGAACAAATTCTATGATCCCGATCTTGACGCATGGCCTGACCTGCGTCGAGGTCGGGTCGTACTCAAACCAGCACGCGTCGGAGTCGACGATAAGACTGGCAAGATCATCATTGGGTGGAACCATGTGGTGCAGTCCATTTCGAAGATCCTTGTGACGCGCTACCACGAGCGCGTGCTTCGTCGTTGGGTGGGTTCGCTTGTGCCGCACTTGCTCGGTGACAGCGCCACGCCTTTCGCAATCACCCGCTTCTACGGCGCGATCATTACGGCAATCGACTTGTGGGAACCGAACTATCGTGTGCAGCGCGTGCGCATCTGGCGACGTAGCGACAACACGAACCTCACGAGTCCGGAAGAGCTTCGCACAGGTCATCTGACGCAACGGCAGGAAGGCGTCTATCGCCCGCGCGCGCATGTTGGCGACACAACGCCTGAGCGTCGACGTTCACTAGGCCTGGTTGGTCGCGGTTACGGACCGTGGTACGGAGTGTGATATGGCTGATGATGACACCCCAGTTCCCGCTGACGCTGTAACGCCGCAACCGTCGCGTTTTACTGTTATTCAGCCCGAATTGCTCGGCAAGATGGCGGTGCTCGAGGACATCGATTCTGAGACGATCATCACCAATCGTATGGCGCGGTTCAAGCAGATATGGACAGATCACGATCCCCCCGCTGGTGCCGTGTACGATGTCGAGAACTTGGAGTTCGACCCGATCCGCATCTGTCAGGAAGCAAGTGCTGACTTTGAGATGCTGTTGCGTAATCGTATCAATCAGGCAGCGAAGGACGTCACGCTCGCATTCGGGTATGGCACGAACCTCGACGGCATTGCGTCGCGTTACCCGTATGGTGTGCCGCGCTTGGAAGGTGAAAGCGATGACCAATATCGTCGTCGCATTTGGTTGAGCCCAAACATACTAACGCCGCATGGCGTGCACGAGTCGTATGTGTTTTGGGCGTTGTCGAGCGACCCGACGTACCGTGATGCTGCCGCGTTGACTAAGCCAGCATCAGGGCACGTGTTCATTCCCGTCCTGCTCGACGACATTGACGCGGCGCCTTGGTTCAAGGCTGTCGGCACAGAGCAATGGGTGTGGACGCGCAAGATCACGCAACACCCGATCCCGCCTGGCCCGCAGCGCCTCGCTACGTTCAAGTACATCAACGAACCAGGACGCAAAGGGTTGACCGATGTTGTGCACGTCGTTAGGCCCAAGGTTGTGCACACGTCATACGACATCGATGTGTGGACATTCCCGGGTGTGGACTTTCAAGACGTCATGCTCGACACGCGTACGGCGCTAGACAAATATGTGGAGTCGCGGCGTTGGCTCGGTAACGATCACACACGTATGGACATCTTCGCTGCTATCAAACAGCAGGCGGTATACAACGCCGACATCAAATCGCCAGCGGCTGACGTGGTCGTTGGGTCCGATGGGTTCGTGCAGGTTGACAGCATGAAGATCACTTGGAAGGGTGAGGCCGAGTGACAAACCTTGATATAGAACCCGCATTCGAAGTCGAGGCGCCGGAGATTGGCGCGCCCGAGGCGCTGCAGGTCATTGAGTTCCCTGACAAGGACATTTTCTCGCAAGAGTACGCTGACGACCCGTACCGCGTTCTCAACGTAACGCCGATCGACAACCCCGGTGCTAAGCTTTTGTATCGCGCGGCAACGGGGCTTGAGAAGGCGCTCGCTGATACTGACGCAGAACGCCTGCTTCGCATGGCGGCGGAGATCATCAAGGTTCAGTGGAACCCGTGGCAGATCAGCGAGCACAACCTGCCGTTCCTCGCTTGGGCGATGGGCGTCAATTTGTGGGAGCCTTATTGGCAGGTTGAGTTCAGGCGTTGGTGGGTTGCTAACCAGTGGTGGTTGAAGTCGATCCGTGGCACGAAACAAGGCCTTATTGAGTTCATCAAAGCAGTGCGTGGTGAAGTCAAGCGTGTCATTGTGCCGCCCGCATTGCCGTTTGGACTGCCAAAGGTTGGCGACATCCCGGCAGCGATAGATTGGCTCGTGCCGGATGCTCAATATACAGCGCCTGCGGGCGTTGAGACGCGCGAGAAGTATGAGGACCCGGAGTTCTTTCAGTGGCTCGATGATCGTCCGAAACCTGAGTGGGATGATCTCGTGCGCGCTGATCGTGCGATTTATGTTGCGCGCTTCCCGCAATTGCGCATTTACCCTTACGAGCCACGCATTCAACTGCCGTGGTTATGCTATCCAGGACACAAGTTTGAACTCGATGGGCACACGAAGAAACATAACAAGAATGGTTTTTTCCTTGGCCCATTGTGGCGCATGTACCCGACGAACTACAACCAGGGCGGTAAGTACACGCGCTTCGCTCGTATGTACGAACCTATGACAGGCGTTGAAACTGATCTGACGTTCCGTACGATCACAAGCGTTGACTTGTCACCTTACGGGGTTCGTACGTGGGATCAGATCACGCTGCCAGGACATAAGTCGTCGATCTATCACGAAGCGGAGCCAGGCAAATACCTTCGCCCATTCCCGAATGCAAAGCGCGGGGTGTTCCTTGGTCGCTTGCACTCGACGAGTGCGCGCATGGTGATTGTACCTCGTGATGGTTCGTTGAATTTCAAACTAGCGAAGGCGCAATACCAAACGATCTTCCCCGATAACGACGTTCTCAACGTTTATCCCGAGCACGTCGCAATCAGGCATCAACGTCGCGACTACACCGAAGCGTTCTCAGGTGGTGGCGATTGTTTGCATGGCAAGTTCCTACCGAAGTCGCTGGCCTATAGGTATATGTACGAGCGCTGGTATTTGTTCGATCCCGCGCGCGTGCCTGACGTTCGCATCAAGAGCGTCTACATGGGCAACTGCCGCTTTGGTATTCACAAATATACGGCGGAGGCTCACGTAAAGATCCAAAGCAAACTACCGCCTTTCATCGTGAAGACGTCGGGGTACTTGTGGGGCTTCATGCGCCCACGCAACCTCGAGGCTGTCAACCGCCTACGACGTGGGACGCGCGCGTCAATGGCGTTACGCGACAAGGTTCTGCTCTACACGAAGAGCACGCGCACTGTGCAAGTGCGGGACCTTCTCGACGCATCAGGCAGATACAGCGTCGGAGAGGTCATACCGAATTAACAGGAGCACGAGATGGAAAACAAGGTTATCTTCAGGGACAACCAAGAGCTCCAAGCTGCCGACTTCCTGAACCAGCAGGAGTGGGCGCAGGAAGCTCTTGATCACGTTGTCCTCGATACGATCCACGGAGGCAAAGCCTACTCGGGCTTCACTCTGTCTAAGACCGGCTCGACGACAATCACGACATCGCCCGGGCGCTTGTACTCGAGCGGAGCCGTATATGCCAGGAACGAGGTGGTCAACGTTGATCTGTTCAATCAGTTGCCTGTCACGACGAAGAAGTACTTCGCCATCGTCGCGTGGGGGCAAACGATCGAGGAGGACATTCAGCCGCGCGAGTTCTTGATTGACGCCGACACGGGTGCGTCTGAACCGCAATCGGTAGCGATGCAAGAGACGCGGTATTGCAACGTTAACTCAGTTGCAGGCATCGAAAGTGCTGACCCGCAGTTCCCCGTAATCGATGCGAACGTCCTCCTAATTGGTTACGTGTTGACCGATCCGACAGGTATCGTTTCGTTCGTCCAGGCTACGGAGACGCAGGTTGACAACCTGGCATTGCTCGGTGAACGCGTTAGTGATCTGGAGGCGCAGAATTCAATTTTCGCTGGCATGATTGCCACGCTGCGCACAGACCTCGCTAACCTTGCTCGGCAACTGTTGCTCTACACCCCGCTCGAGGACTTCAACAAACTCGTTGATCTCGTGCAGCTGATCTATGATCGCGTGTTCCGTCCTGGTGTGTTCATTTACTACGGCACCGATCGCTTCCTCGATACCTCACAGTCGCTTACGGCAGGCAGCATTGACGGCGCCTACAGCGCGCGCGTTGAGGAAGGCTTGCGCTTTCCTGGCGGTGGCGTTGGATGGCAAGGGCCACTGGCGTTGCTCAACCCGTCTGAGCCAACAATCCAGAGTTGGTCAGGGTTCACGTTGCCGAAACCTTCTGGTGCGCGTGTTCGCTTCGATTGCTCGTTCCAGAGCTTGCCGTGGCTCCCTGTTCGTATCCTCACCTTTGGTTGGTGGGCTTTCACAGTTCGCCACCTCACGCCTGCTCGCTGGCGACATCGCTGCGGCCCACACTATTTGCCGCAACCTGAGGCGCAGATCTGGAGGATGCAGGCTACAGTAGATATTGTGCAAGCGACGTTCATGTTCGTCGGTGAGACTTGGACGGCGATCGGGAACAATGTCGTCGTAGTGCAGCCTGAATGGTCGGTCTATTACCCGCGTGCTGGGTATGATCGTTTCATCCACTTCTGGCGCGACTGGGTGAACCTGCCGCATTGGGCGCGCGTCTACACCGACTTCTCGCACAACGGCAACCACATCGTCCAAACGTTTTACAACGCACAGGACGGTTGGTTATCAGGTATCACGCTCTTCAGCAACAAGGCGAACTATGCTCAACCGCTGACGCTTGTCATCAGTGGGTGCCTTGATGATGGCACGCCTGATCATGACAACCATACACTACGTCGTGTTGTGCTCGATGGTCCTGGTGTGAGTGCTTGTTTTGGTGCGCCAATCCTCGCTGGTGACATCATCACGACACAGTTAGTTGTCACTCAGACAAGCACGGGTTACCAAGACTACATCATCTACAGACATATCCCGACGTATGTGTATCCGTTGCGCATTAACTTCCCGCCGGTGTTTCTGCACGCAGGTCACCACTTCGGCGTTCACGTGCACTCGCTGTCAGATCACGAGTTCCACTTTTGCGATGATCGAGCAGCTTTCGCCGTTCACCAAGGTCATCTGTGGCACGTTGTCGGTGGTAGGTTGGTTGTGTATCAAACCACCCCCCGCACGCTGCGCTTCATGGCGCACTTTGCTACGTGGAGCCAGTGGGGTCAGCAAACCTCGCCTGGCGGACTGTTGCGTTACGAGGTGAACCTTGCACCGTTGCAGCTCGCTGGTGGTATTGGATCTGTTGACGTGATTGCTGAAAGCATCATTCCAGCGGCGACAGACTTCAACTACGAGGTGCAGGTTGATGGTGTGTGGCAGGCTTTCCGCCAAGACGCGGTGTTTATTGATGGCAGTGATGCGTTGCTGCCATTCCGCGCCGTGTTTACAGGCACTACCGACTTGATGCCTGGCGTGAACCTGACGAACAGTCAGGTTACACTCGAACGCGCGGCGGCGACAACGTACCATCACATCTCAACGTCGATCACGCTCGGAACGCCTACGAACACGATCAAGGTCATCGAGAAGGCGCAAAGCTTCGTAGAAGCGAACCATGATTGGACCATCTCGATCCATTATGGTTCGACCAACAAGGCTGCCGACGTGGTAGCAGACGAGACTCTTGCTGATGGTACAGTCATGCGGACGTGCACGTTCAACGTGTCGTCGGTGTCGGCCTTTTACGTTAAGACCGACGGCGTGACAAACGGTACGGGGGAAAACTTCGTTGTCAAGGAAAGGATAGCCTATGCAACGTAAACTTAAGACGACGCCAGCACTGCGCGCAACGCCGCCCGCAGCTGGCCCTGACTTCGGGCCGATTAACGTCCCGCCGGATGAAGATTCACCGGCGGAGATGCCCATCGCGTCGGGCGAGGTCAAGCATTACAAGGTCAAGATCAAGGGCTTGTTCGTTGCGCACAACGAGGTGTTCCGCCCCGGTGTCACGTATCGCGTATCGCCCGAGATCTACAACGGCAACATCGAAGACGGTAAGCCGTTCAAGGATTTTTGTGAAACGGTCGAAGAGGAACGGCAGCAATGACACTCGGGCTGTCTTACAGCACTGACCTCGAGGTTAAGGCCGACAAAACGGCAGTAGACCGCCTGTTCTTTAACAGGCGGTTTAAGGCGATCATGGACGCGTTGAACGACCTTGATGCCCGCGTGTCGTCATTCGGTGAAACCGAGTCGACGCTTGTTCAACTCGGCCTCGATCGCTTGGACCAAACGCTAAGCCCACTCTTGACGACACTTCAGGAGGCCGCCGATTTGGGCTTTCTTGTTTGTCAGGCTGTGGGCACGAGCGCGTCAATGACTGTTGGACAGCACTTTGACGTGAACGTTACTGACGGCGCTGACTTGTTCACTCCCACTCCTTATCTGCTCGCGATCGATAACGACGACGATACCAACTGGGGAGTTGTCAGCCTCGTTACCTGGACGAAGGAGACTGGCGACCTCTCGACGATTTGCGTTTATGCGTCGAAGACGCTGGCGAGCACGTCATGGTCGATCTCCGCCAACTCAGCGTTGCCCGCGGCGATGCAGGACTTGCTTTCTCAAGCAGTCGACGCTCGAGATGACGCTGTTGCAGCACAAGCGTCTGTAGCAAGTGACATCGGCGACTTGCAAGACCTGATTGATGCTGTGCAATCAGGCCCCGTCGCGTCAGTCGCAGGTAAGACGGGCGCAGTCACGCTTGTCGAAAGCGACATCGCCAACCTCGTTTCAGACTTGGGAGCAAAGGCTACAACGGCATACGTCAACTCGGCTGTCGCTGGCAAACAAAACCAATCAGCAAAACTCGATGCTCTCGCCAACCTTACGTGGGCGACGAACAAGTTGATTTATGCCACGTCGACTTCTACCCTTAGTACAACTGACATTAGCGATTTCATCAAGACGCTACTTGATGACTCGAGCGCTGCCACTGCACTGACAACGCTCGGGGTGTCGTCATACATACAAACGTTGCTCAACGACGCTGACGCCAGCACGGCACAAACGACGCTCGGTATCTCAACGTTTATTAAGACGTTGCTCGATGATGCTGATGTTGGATCAGCACAAACGACGTTAGGTGTGTCGTCCTTCATCAAGACGTTGCTCGATGACGCCGACGCCGCAACAGCACGAGCGACGCTTGGTGTTTCAGCTTCGGTTGCTGCAACAGACGCACAGATACGGTCGGCAACGGGCTCGGGCTACGTGCAAGCATCGTCGCTTGAGTCAGCGTCTGCTGTTGTCGTGCTTACAGATGCGACCACGATCGCCGTTGATTGGGATGCATTCATCAATGCGGAGGTGACACTCGCCGGTGCTAACCATACGCTCGGTGCGCCGACGAACGGTCAGGTAGGTACAACGCGTACCATCCTCGTGAAGGGTAACTCGACGACGCTTCGCGCGCTCTTCTTCAATGGTGTCTACCAAGGAGCACCAGTGAATGATCCAATCGACGATGTTACGTCGACGCAATGGTATATGTTGACTATCCAATGCGTCACGACAACGCACTTTGTCGTCAGCAAGCAGTTAGCGCTAGGCTCGTAACGATGGGCATCCTTCCTGGTTTTGGTGGTGCTGGTATCAGGTCGTCGTTGGCAGCGGCACCTAAGCTTGTTACTCCATCTTTTTATGCAAGCGACTTCCTTAACGGAGTGAGTAGCAGTTCTTCAACTATATCGTTGTCGCTGACAGGAATTACCACAGGGTTAGATAGCAATGCTTTGATCGTTGGTGTTGTTATTCACGAGGGGTTAGCGGCACTTCACACATGGCCGTCACCATGGACCAAGATTTACCCGACCGGAAGCACCACAGGTAACTATTCGCTCGCAACGCGTTTGTGGGATGGTGTAGCGACATCTGTGAACGTGAGTTTAAGTGCTGCGCGTACGTATCGCGGTGGTTTTGTTTGGGGCTTCAACGACATTCAGTCACCGCAGGTGTTCTCAAACTACATCGGGCAAAACACGGCGACCTCTAGTAATAATCTTGGTTCGTTGTCAGCTAATGCTGGTGATGTTGGTCAAGGCCTTGAGTTCCTAGCAATTGCAATCGGATTCGATTACAACAACACGGACCCTGATTTTACAACTGTAAGTGCCTACGGGAATTTTGTATCACCCGATGTTCAGGATATTTTAACATCCGGTGGTAGTGTAGCTGATTATCGAGCGTACTGCTTGGCTAAGGCGTACGTCGCTGACTCCATTAGTGACGGCCCAACGTTTGCAAAGGCTGGGACGAATATACCGATATTTGCGTGGCAAGCTTTACTCTTGCCACAAAACTACACGCGATAATAGGAGGCCACTTTGGCTGTAGAGATCACACGACAAACGCTGACACTCGCTGGTACGACCAGCATCACTGTCAGTGACATCGCTGCGGACGAGGTAAACGGTGGTTTCGTTCGCAAGGTTCTCTTCTACACGGATCCGCTTGACTCGGTCAATCGGAGACCCGACATCGAACTGACTCTCACGGCTGACAGCAAGGACAGCCTTGAGATCCAGACACCTCAACTCGAATTCTGATCGGCGCTGCAACAGCGCTGGTCTCCACACAAGATGAAAGGAATAGGACATGGCCGATCCAGTCTTTGGTATTGCGATACGACGGATCGACGAGGACCCTCGACCTGTTATCGGGGCCGACCTCTCGACCATCGGTATCATCGGTCCTGCCGGTGACGCAGACGAGGACATCTTCCCGCTCAACGACCCGGTGCACGTCGATAGCAATCGCACGAGCATTGTGTCTCAGATCGGTGAAGATGGTTACATCGCTGACGCCATCCGCGGGATCAATGATCAACTTGGCGAGACGCAGTTCGCGGCACGCCTCGTGATCGTGCGAACCCCGTACGGCGACAGCACTGATCCGGTGTTCAATATGCAGCAGACGATTTCCAACATCGTCGGCAACTCGTTGCTTGGCACCGGCATCTTCGCGTTCCTCAAGAGCGCGCACAAGCTCGGCTTTACGCCGCGCGTCATCGTCGCTCCAGGTTATACGTCGCAGATGGCGACGGGTGTTGGCGAGCTGACACAGACCGTCGACGGCGTTGGGTATGTACAGGACCTGTCGTACCCGATCACGTTCTCGAGCGGTGGTCCGAATGCCGTGCAGGCAACGGCGCACGCTTGGGGCCAGCCCGATGGTTCACTCGGGCCGGTTATCCTCGACACCCCGGGCGCATGGTATGACGATCCCCCGACCGTTGTAGCACCCGCACCGTTCCAAGAGGTCACCGCTGCCGCTGTCAACGGTGGTGGTGGCGCTGGGTACGAGGTCGGTGACAACATCGTCCTTGACCACGGCATTGTGCTGACCGTCGCGACTTTGTCAGGCGACAGCGTGGCTACAGTGACAGTAACTGACCCAGGACAGGTTGCCTTTGGTCAGACGCCACCTGACAACCCCGTCGATCAATCATCCACCAGTGGGACGGGTACTGGCGCCTCCTTCGACCTCACGTGGGCCGATGGTGGAACGACTGCCGAGTACACGGCGGTCTTGTCGGTCGGTGCTAACCCGGTCTGCGCATCGCTCACCTCCGTCCTCAATCAGATGCTCGGTCATGCCATCGTCGAAAGCGCTGGCGCGTCTCAGCAGAACGATACGGATTGGCGCGAAACGATGCAGAGTCAGCGCCTGATCCCGATCAGTGGTGGGTGCCGCGTCATGGACCCAGTCACGTCGAACATCATCTTCCGCCCGCTCGCGCCTCGCGTTGCTGGCATTCTCGTTCGCCGTGATCACGAAAAGGGAGCGCCGTTTCACAGCGCTGCCAACCAACCGGTGCAGGGTATCATCGGCCCGGCCCGCGACATCCCGTTCTCGTTGACCGACAATGCCAACGAGGCACAGGAGTTGCTGGGCTTCAATATCGGTGTGCTCGTGCGCGGCGAGGTCGGAGACGACTTCGCCATCGCCTCTGGCGGTTTCGTTTTCATCGGCACGGATAACGCCGGTGAAGATGAGCTGTGGAGGTTCTACAACGTCATGCGTGGGCGCGATTACATCCACTTGGGATTGATCAAGGCGCTCCGCTTCTTCCTCGGCAGGTACAACATTGTCGGCCATACGATCGTGGCGATCCTTCAGACGATGCGGTACTTCCTGCGTGACCTGCACGCTGACCAGCATATCCTTGGTTATCGTGTGACGTTCCGCACCGAGGGCAACTCAGCAGAGCAGATCAGGCTCGGGCATTTGACCGTCGGGTTCAAGGCAGAAGAGCCGCCGGTCTTGCGCTTGCTGATCATCGAGTCTGCACGGTATCGCGATGCAATCGACGCGATGATTGCCGACGTTGCTGCGCAGCTCAATCTGAACACGGCTTAAAGGCGGGCGAGTTAGCGTCCCCCTCCCCCGTGCAACTCGCCCCGCCTAGGCGACCCGGTTTAGGCCGGGTCGCCGCCCCATCGATGAAAGGAGCATGACTCATGCCCGCAGCAGTCCTTACCATGGAAGCCGTGAACATGATCTGCGGTAACGCAGGTGATGCGTCAGCGCCTGGTATTTCCACCCACCTCGAGATCAGCGAACTGAAGTTGCCGACGCTCGAGGAGAACAACGTCGACCACACCGCTGGTGGTGCGATGTTGCAAATCGAG